TGCTGGCATCTCTTCGCCGGAAACCTCTTCAGCCATTGCTAGCTCGATAGCCGCGATGCGAGCATCGTGGTCAGCGATAAGAGCAACGATTTCATCCACCTTTGCAGTCTCTTCAGGCGTCCACTCACGGGTCGATGCCGACTCGTGATAGGTTTTTGCCTGCTCTACTAGACGTGCTCGCTCTGCGAGCAGGTCGCGACGTGATACGCTCATACAATCCTCCCTGCGCAGCCGAGCTGCGACATAAGCAATTTTCGGCCTCGCAAATGTACGCTCAGCCGTAGTTGGCCAGCGCTCCACTGATCACGCGACCGTATCGCGACCGTGGTGTCCGGGTATGCGGGGATGGTGACGACGGAGACCTCGATGAGCTCGACATCTGTCACGGTCCGCACTCGCACTGTCTCTTCAATTGTCCACTCGTCAGCTCTGACGATAAATCCAAATGACATTTGGTTGACATCGCCGCGCTGAATGAGTGCTAGCAGATCCTTGGCATAGCTGGTGTCTGGCGGGTAGATCTCGACGCCAAGGCCATTTTTGTCGGTGCTGAGCTTGAGTGTGCCCGCACTGCGACGACCTAGCACGAGCGATGAGTCGTGATTGACCAGCGCTCGCACATCCGCAGACTTATCCTCAAGCGTGCGAGTAAATGCCTGCGGGCTGATGCGCTCGCGGAAACCGCCCAGATCTTCACTTAGCGGCCCGTAGACGCTCGCATAGCCCATCAGTCGGCCCGCATCAGATGAGACGGTAGAGAGCAGTCTACGCTCCATCGGTGACCTCCTGCGCAGGCTCTGTTTTGCGCAATGGCAGAATCGGTCGCCATTTGATGCGCCAGCCATGGCGTCCACCTGGGCGGCTCGGTGGCACAAGCTCACGCTCACGCTCGATACCGCAGACACGGCAGCGATTGGTCGAGCCGTGCTCGCAGCTTGGGATCTGATGCTCAGTCATGGCGAGAGCCAGAGCGATCACGGCATCGCTGGCATATGCCTCGAGGTCGTTGGTCTCTGGCGGTGCCGCTGGTGCTGCTGGCAGCGCTGTAGGATCGACGACAACTGGTGCGACAGTAGGCTCGGCAGGTGGTGCCTGAGCCCCGCCCATTGAATTGACGGGCTGCATGTTGAGCGGTTGCAAGAAGACATCTCCACCCTCGATAGGGTCGAGCTGCTCGAGCGCTCGGATCTCATTGACCGAGAGCCAGCCCCAGTTGCGACCGATGGCGTATGCGCTGTATCTCGCTGCGAGGTCAGTGCGCAGCAGCCCCTCGACGCGATGCTCTACGTAGTAGCTGCTGCTGATCGGCAGGAGCAGTTTATTGCGCACCTCTTGCTCGATGCGGACAAGCCATGGGCGCAGCGTCTCGCTCAAGAATGCTTGGTTTTCCTGCTCGAGCGAGCTGTAGGTCGAGCCGCCAGTTGCCCGCAGTTTGCTCACCGGGATGTTAAACCAGCGAGCAATCTCCTCGAGCTGAAAGCGTCGAGTCTCGAGGAACTGCGCATCGTCAGGCGGTATTGCAGTGGTGGTCCATTTCATGCCCTCCTCGAGGATTGCCACCCTCGAGGCATTATCGATACCAGAGTGCAATCGTTCCCAGTCGCCGCGCAGGCGACCGCGGGCATCGTCGCTCAGCCTGCCGGGATGCTCTAGCACGCCGGATGGTCGAGCGCCGCGACCGAAAAACGATGAGCCAAATGCTTCGGCAGCAATGCCTAGCCCGATCGAGTCTCGAGCCAGCGAGACCACGCTGGCACCGACGTAGCCATCACCGCCTGGGCCACGCAGATGCAGTACGTCAGATGCGGGTATGTAGATCGCACGGCTAAAATCGTCGCGATAAATATATTGTAGGTCGCCGTTTTCGGATCGCCCGACCTTCATGTTTTCCGCCCTGAGCAGCCATAGGCGCGTCGGGCGGCCAATTGTGTCTCGCTCGATCTCGCAGTAGCCATTGCCCCACGTGAGAGCCTGGGCGAGCCATTGCTCGCGCAGTTGCATCGAGGTCATCTCTTCGTTGGGGGCAAATCGCAGGAGGTCAGCGACCATCATGTCATCAGCGATAATGCGCCCATTTGCAGTCTGCTGATAGACGTGAAACGGCAGGCTAGAGATGGTCTCAGAGATAATGCGCACGGCTTGCCAGAACGGTGCATAGCTGAGCGCTGAGCTCTCAGATACTTGCACGCCAGCGCTGCTAACTGCGCCACCGTAGAACGCTGTGAGCGCGGGATCTCGCAGGCTCGGGCGATTGCCCGCGCGCAGCGTGAATAGGCTCTTGATGCGATCGATGATCGTCATATGAGAGTCATCCCTCGCGACTCGTACACCGACGGGGCACCTCGCCCAATCGCTCCGCCTGCCTCGCCGACTCGAGATCTTGCGACTGCCATGATCGAGGCGACCAAGGCGTCGATCTTTTCGCTGCTCTTGGCCTTGCTGGGCTTTATGTTTCCGGCAGCGTCTGACTCTATCGAACAGTTGCCCAGGCACCATCGCAATACCGGATTGCCGTCATGTCTCAATTTTCTTGCCATGACCAGCGTCTCAAAATCCTTGGCAGCGGGAGACATGCTCGCATAGCCCTGCCCAAACGACACGATGTTCAGCCCATCGCTCTGCATTTGCTGCGCCAATTGGCTAGCGTTCCATCTGTCAATTGCGATATCGACGACCCTATACTGTGCGCAAAGCTGCTTGATCCGCGTGTAGACATCCTCATACTCAATCACATCGCCATCGGTCACGTTTATGTGCCCGCTCGCATGCCATTGGTCATACCGCATGCGATTAGTGCGCTCACGTTGTTTGAGCGCTCCTCGAGGTGCCCAGCATGTTGGCTCAATCCAGATCGTGCCGTCGTCAAGAGGAAACGCCAGGACAAACGCTGAAAGATCCATGGTGCTGCTTAGGTCAAGAGCGCCATAACACAATCGACCATCGAGATCAGGTCGAGGGCTGCGGCATGCGTCCCATGTCTCGGGTGCGATCCATCGTGTGATCGTGTCGGTCCACTCGCAGAGGTGGAGGCGGCGAAATGCTAGCTCACGAGCAGGGCTCTGCGCTGCATCCATTGCTGCTTGGTGCATGTAGTCGGGCAGCACAGATACGCCGTAGCCGGGATTGGCGGCCTTCCATGTAGACTCATCACGCCATGATGCACCGTCTGGCGCTCGATAGAGCACGGGGAGGAAACTGTGATCGACCAGCGAGCCATCAGCGACTGAGCGAGCATGCTGGTGCATCTCGTAGCAGAGCGAGTTACGGTCATGGCCTGCGGTCGTGATTGCCACGGTGAGCGGCTGGCGGCGTGAGCCTACGCTTGTTGTAAGCACATCCCAAAGCTCACGATTAGGTTGCGCATGTAACTCGTCAAAGATAATGCCGCTACAGTTAAACCCGTGCTTGGTGTGAGCATCGGCGCTGATTGCTCGATATCTGCTGCCGTTCTTGGTGACTATCTCTTTACGCAGCACAGTGCATCTCGAGGCAAGCATCGGGCTAGCCTGCACCATGCTCGAGGCAATATCGAACACGATGGATGCCTGCTCACGATCGGCGGCTGCCGACACGATCTCAGCGCCCTTCTCACCATCGGCCATGAGCAGGTAGAGCGCTATGCCTGCGCATAGCGTGCTCTTGCCATTTTTTCGCGGGATCTCGATGTAGCTGGTGCGGTACTGGCGCAGGCCATCGGCACGCAGAGTGCCGAACAATGGCTCGATGATGTCTCGATACTGCCACTCTGCCAGCATGAGCGGACGGCCTGCGTCAGCGCCCTTGACATGAGTCAGACATGTGCGGAAAAACAGCTCGACGTTGCGCGCGGCTAGCTGCCCAGGAGTTTGAGTATCGGGTTGTCGTCTGGCACGCTGGCGCTTGTCACCTGCTGCTCGGCGGGCAGGCGGGTGCTCGATCGTGTGCGCGGCATCAGGTTGAGGCTGATCAACATCGACTGGATCCGCGACTCGCTGCGCCCGAGCTCTGCGTACGCCGGGTGTAGCGCTGGCCCGTTTTCGCGGTCGATCATCGGGCTCGGTAGCTGGTCGATCAGGTCGCGCAGGATCTGCGCTCTCGCCAGCATTTTTGCCGCCATCATCACCGCTGCGAGATCTGATGCCCCGCCCGTTCCCACGTGCGCCATCGCCTCGACTAGCCATTTGTATTGCACCAGTTCCAATTTTGATAGACCGATTGGCTTGTCGGGCAATGGCCCGCCAGCTCTCAGCCACGAGGTGCGATCGACTGGCTTGCGACCACGCTTAGCCATTGTGATATCTCCACTTATACCGAAAATATCCAGAGATCCTAGGCAAAAACACGTTCAGG